TATGGGAACAAATACTAGATATAACAGGGGATAAAGCAATTCTTAATATATAAAAGAAAACAATAAGTAATATAAGTATGATATATAATATAGATGTATTGGAAGGGTTGAAAAGATTAGATGATAACTCTATTGATACAATAATCACCTCTCCTCCATATAATAAATATGGACTTTCAAAATTCAAGCATAGAAAGATAAAATATAATACTTATAATGATGATATGAATGAAGATGACTATCAAAATTGGCAAATAGAAATACTTAATGAATGCCATAGAGTATTAAAACCAAGTGGGTCTATGTTTTACAATCACAAAAATAGAAGAGTTAAATGTAAAGAACATATACCACAAGAGTTTATATTAAAGAGTGATTTAAACTTATATCAAACTATTATATGGAATAGAAATCAATCACCATCTATATTTAATACTTTCTTGATGCCAACATATGAGTATATATTTTGGCTAACTAAAACTAATAAAACTCCAAAAGTTTTTAGAAATAGATTGGATACTATTAAAGATATATGGAACATTACACCCAGTAGAAGTAAAATACACCCAGCTACATTTCCAGAAAAGTTAGTTGAAAACTGTATTCTACTTTCTACAAATGAAGGAGATTTGGTATTAGATATATTTTCTGGTATTGGAACAACAGCAAATGTTTCTGAAAGATTGAATAGAGATTTTATTGGGTTTGAAATATGTAAAGAATATATAAAAAAATAATATAACACGAAATATGGAATATCAAATAAAAGAAGAAGAGATAATAAAAAATTAATTAAAAAATATGGCTCGTAAAAAAATTAATACTGAACAGAAAAAGGCGATATTTATAGAAGCATATAGACAAAGTTTATGTATAATTCAAAAGGCTTGTGAATTATCAGAAGTTGGTAGAACACAATACTATACTTGGTTAAAAGAAGATGATGCTTTTAGAGATGCAATTGAAAATATAGAACCTATACAAATTGAGTTTGTTGAAAATGCTTTGATGAAAAGAATTGGAGAGGGTTCGGATAGTTCAATACAATTTTACTTAAAAACAAAAGGTAAAAGTAGTGGATATGCAACACAAATTGATATCACAACTGGTGGTGAAAAACTAAACCAAATATCTGTAATCAAATTGATTGAATATAAAAAAAATGAAGATGATGATAAAACTGAAAAAGAATGAACCGATAAAACATAACGGTATATATTATGACTTATCAAGTTATGACCAAGCCAAGTTATGGAGAGTATATAATGATAATCCAGTATTAAGATATCTTTTTGAAATAGTTGTTGATGAGGATGAAGAAGAATTCTTTAAGAATAAACCCGAAGATAAAACAGAGGAAGAGTTCTTTAATGAAACTATTGAAGAGGTTGTAAAACCAAAAAGGGTTAGAAAGAAAAAATGAGTGAGTTAATAATTAAACACACAAATGTTTTAACTAGAAATTATGATGCCTTATTAGATAGTAAGATTAGATTTGTAGTTAATCAAGGTTCAACACGTTCATCTAAAACATATTCATTATGCCAGATGGTTGTAATATATTGTTTAAATAACCCAGGTAAAATTGTATCAATTGTAAGAAAGTCATTCCCATCTTTAAGAAGTACAGTTATGAGAGATATGATTGATATATTAATTGAAATGAAAATATATACAGAAGCCAATCATATAAAATCAGAAAATATATATGTGATGCCAAATGGTTCAAAGATAGAATTCTTTTCATTGGATGATGCTCAAAAAGTAAGAGGTAGAAAAAGAGATGTCTTATGGTGTAATGAAGCCAATGAATTATCCTTTGAAGAATATAATCAATTAAACTTTAGAACGAGTGAGAAACTATTCTTTGATTTTAACCCATCCGATACAGAACATTGGTTATATAATATATTGGAAAAAGAAGATGCTATACTAATTCATTCAACATATAAGGATAATACTTTTCTACCCGATAGTTTAGTTAAAGAAATTGAAGACCTTATAAATATAGACCAAGATTATTATAACATATATGCTTTAGGACTGCCGTCTAAATCAACTCATACAATTTACAATCATCAAATAAAATATATTGAAGAGTTAGATAGATATGATGAAAAGATATATGGATTAGATTTTGGTTATAAACATCCAACAGCATTAATTGAATGTAACTTTAGAGAGGATATAGTTTATTGTAAAGAGGTTATATATGAAACTCATTTAACTAGTGAAGACCTTATAATTAAAATGAAAGGTTTGAATATATCTAAATCAACTAAGATTATATGTGATTATGCTAGACCTGAAATTATTGAAGATTTAAGAAGAGAAGGCTATAATTGTTTAAATGCTATAAAGAATGTTAAAGAAGGAATTGATGCAGTTAAATCATATAAGGTTTTTTATCATCATGAAAGCACTGGATTATCAAATGAATTTAGGAACTATAAATGGCAATCCAAAGGTGAGAGATTATTAGATGAGCCAGTTAAATTGTTTGATGATGCTCTTGATGCTTTAAGATATGCTGTTCTATTCCATAAGAAGAATAATAGAAAGTCAGGTGGTTATGATTTCATCTCATTCTAAGAGAGCATTAGAATTTAAATATATACTTTAATGACAAACCGAGAATATAAAAAGATTGTAGATGAATTTATTAATAGTAGATATAATTTCATTTATGAAGTAGCGAAGAATATATCAAAGAATAAAATAACAGAGGCAAGTGATTTAGTAGCAGAGTTAGTTATATTCTTATATGATAATAAATTAAAGTTAGAACCTTATATTGATATAAATATGTTAGAAGGGTTTTCAGTAAGTTGGATGAGATTACAAGCACAATATGATACAACACCATTTAATATAAAATATAAAGGCAAGGTAAATAAGACAGATTATATTGAAGATAAAGGTCGTGATATACCATTTGAAATTGAAGATGAAAGTGTAATTGATTATGACCATCTTGATGAAAATGAATATATAAAAGATTTGAGATATGCATATACAGATGAGCAGATAAATAAGATATTAAAAGTTCATGATATATATCCAACATTATCAAAAGTTAATAAACTTCTTTTTGATGCCTACTTTATGGAAGGATTATCATATGATAAAATAAAAGATAAATATACTTTTTTTAGAACAGATAAGAATGGTAAGAAAAGATATTATAAAACGAGATATTCAGTATATCAATTAATGATAAAACTAAAACAAGAAATAAATAATAAGTTATGATAATAAATTTACTAGGGTTAATTTGTTTATCGGTGTTGTTTAATACTGCTGAACCAATTCTACTACTAAAGAGAAGGATTGGATTTAAAGAAGAAGATTATGACACCTATTCGAATAATAAGAAGTTTTTTCATAGAGGATTATATTGTACAATGTGTAGTGGATTTTGGATTGGATTAATTTTAACAGGTAATATATTCACAGCATCTATTATAAGTATAGGTAGTGAACTAATAAATAAAAAGATAATAGAATGATACCAGAAGGATTAACAGAACTAATGTTAGAATTAGAAAACAAAGATAAGATATTAGCCGACCAAACAACGAGACTATATAATTTTCATAATAAATTATTCCCTCTTAGCCCCGAACATAATAAGGCATGTCCTTCTTGTAGATTTAGAGTTTATATGAAGGTTAAAGATTATTGGATTAAAAACAAATGATTAAAAAAATATATTTATAGATATGAAGAATATTAAAAAAGGTTGGAAAGATTTAACTTTAAGACAAGCAATCGAAATCGACCAATTAGGTGATATGGATGAAATTGATTTGACTATAAATCAAATGGCAATAATTAGAGACACGACTATTGATGAGATTGAAAAGTTAAACCCAATTGAATTAATAGAGTTTGTTAAAGAGTATGACTTTATGGGTACGTTCCCAGAACCTAAACAAATTAAAACATTTAAAAAGAATAAATTGAGATTTGGTATGACTGAATTAACTGAATTGAAATTAGCACAGATGGTTGATATAGAGGAATATTATTCCGATGGCTTTTTAAAGAATGCACATAAGATATTATCAGTACTTTATTTACGGACAAAATCATATAACTTTGTTAATAAGAAATATACCTTAGAGGATTATAAACAGGATACTGATAGAGAGAATATGTTTTTAGATATGGATATGGATTTTATTTGGTCTAACCTTCTTTTTTTTTGGACTATCGGAAAGATTTATATGAAAGATTTGGAGGATTATTCGGTGGAGAGAGTGAAGATATTGAGAGGGGAGATGACAGACCTAATGAACGAAGATTAAGTTTTGAAGATAAACAAGCCGAGCAACAAGAAGAACGAGCGAGAAAGTGGATGTGGATTTCAGTAATATATCAATTATCAGAAGGTAATATTTGTAGAACAGAAGAAGTCGTTAATAAAAACTTTACCGAATGTTTAGTATGGCTTTCATACAGAAAAGAAATGAATATATAAAAAAATAAATAAAACATGAGTTACTCCTACAATCAAATAATTACAGACCTAG